TTTTAACTAAATAATCATAATTCTTTACTAAATCTTGTGTATTACTACTTATAATAGCCCTTTCATTTAATAAATATTCAACTGTTTTATTATATCGTTATTCGCTTTTCATTGCAGCTTCTTCAACCCATTGTTTTGCCTTTGGATCTTCTGCTATTTTTATACCAAAATTTGCTGATCCTGCACCATGTAGTAAAGCCGTTCCAATATGCCTAAAATACATTTTAATTTTATTACCTATGGATACATCATTAAATGTTCCTTCCAACATTTCTTTTTTTCTTCTTGCATATTCTTCCTCTAATGCTTGATCTACCGCTTTTAATTCCATTGATTTTGTAATACTTGCGTTATAAGCATCAATGGCTTCTTTTGCTCTATTTGTTTTTATACTTTCCGTATCAAGCATATTAAAATATGCTGGTGCAATTTATTTTAATCTTTCAATAGCAGCATTTCTATCTTCTTTTGTTTGAATTTCATTCTGTGCTATTGCCAAATATGTTTGTAATTTACTTGTTTCTTCGGCTACTGCACTCGCAACTTCTTTTTTTAATTTTTTCTGTAATGTATCTAAATAATTTACTTCTTTTAAATGTTTAATATATTTACTTATAGCAACAATAGCTAACATTAAAGCCATCATCCAATTAGCAGCAATAAAGTTTGTGACTTTAGTTAAAGTAGAACCAACACCTTTTATAACTTTAGTAAATCCAGACATAGCAACACTACTTTTTTCAACAGCGTGTTTTTGTGCTAATAATGATTTATGATGTTTTCTTATCTCTTTATCTGTTGTATTATTTGCAACAAGTAATTGTTGATGTCGTAAAATTGATTCTTGGTAAGCAGCGTTACGAGCCTTTACCGCAGCAGCTTCAAGTTTTGTTGCTTCAATTTGTAATAATGTAGCCTTTTTATTTAATACTTTATTCTTTACTGATGCTGCCGTTACTGCATTAGCTTGTTTATCTAATTGATTTTTAAGTTGCCCTACTTCGATTGCTTGTAATTCTGCTGCGGCTGCCATTTTTTGCGCTGCCGCTTGTTCCCTCAATGCAATATTACGTTGTTCAGCAACCATTCTCGACATAGAAATAGTTAAATTATTTTTCTTCGCAGCAGCATCAGCAATACCCAATGATGATTCATATCTTTTCTGTGCTGTTACTGCTGAATTAGTAGCATNNCTTATTTTGTAAAATTGTAAGTTTTTGTTGCTCTGTTGCTAAAAGGGCAGCTTGTATTGGTATTCGACTCTTTACTTTATCAAGACTTTGATTAGCAACCATACTCGCTTTAACTGCCGTTGTTGCTTTATTCTGCACAGGCATTGGAATTACACCTGCTATTTTTGATTTATTTCCAGTAAGTAAAGCCTGTTGTGCAAGATTATTCTTTACTTTTGCAGAAGTATTTGCATCTATAACCGCAGTTTGTCTTTGAACAGCTACTGTTTGGGCATTTACAGCATTTTTCTGATTATTAAGTGCATTGGTTGTATTATTTATACCTTTAATCCAACCTCCGGTAAATATATATTTTGCAACTGCTTTAAGTTCATTAAATCCAGCTTTTAATAAAGAAAGTAACAATAATAATGGCCCACCAGCGATTGTAATTCCTAAAATTTTAGCAATAAAATCCTGTGTACCTTTAGAAAGCCCTCCGAACCAATCTCCAAAATCTTTAAATGCCCTACCTAAACTTTCAACAATAGGTAATACAGTACGGGAAAGAGCCTCACCGAATTTAATTAACATTGATTGCCCTTCAGCTACCGCAGAATTAAGTTTAAATTTAAGTGTTTCCGAAGCCGCAGCAAACGCATCGTTAAGGGCATTACTTGAATTTTGTGTATTCTCAAATATTTCGTTTACTTCAGCAACATCCATTTGAAGTAACGAAATAACACCCATAAAAGCACGAATATTTGGAAAGACACGTGCCATTGATTCTTCTCCGAAACGTTCGGTTAAATCACCTAAAGTTCGCAAGGTTGGTAAAAGACCTTGATTTTCTAACGAATCCCGCATTTCTTGAGCAGATGTACCCATCTTTTCCAAGGCATCCCTTGTTTGTTTAGATGGTTTCGTTAGCGTGAAAAGCGTTTGACGCAAATAAGTTGCTGCGGTGGCTGCTGGCATACCTAATCGGGTTAAAGCCGCTAATGCACCTCCTAACTCGTGAAATTCGACCCCTAATTTAGCACCGATTGGAATAACAGTTGCAAACGCACGGGTTAAATCTTCAGGTTCTCCTTTACCTTCCCGTACAGCCATCACAAGTACATTAGTTGCCTCGGCTGCACTTAAAGCCGAAACACCGTAAGCATTCATAGCCGAGGTTACAATATCGGCTACATTTTTTGTTTCTCCTAATCCTGATGCAGCAGCTCTTGCTGAAACATCAAGAATTTTCATTGACTCGGCTCCTTTAAAACCGGATGAGGTAATGTAATAAAGTGCATCAGCAAGTTCATTAGCACCTTTGCCTACATTCCCTGCCATATTTAACACATCCTTACCCCACGCCTTTGATTGTTCACTCGCAATACCAACCAAACCGGTAATCTTAGCAATACTAAATTCAAACTTTGCAAAATTCGCTAATGCTGCTCCTGCGAATATACCCGCAGGTAAAGATGCGAATTGGGTCATAGACCTTCCTAACTGCATCATGGAAACTTGTGCCTTCTTTACAGTCGCCTCCATTAACTGTATTTCACGCATCGCACGTTGAGTTCCTACGGTAGTAACCCCAATTACGATTGAAAATTGCCCCAATAAACTCATAGCCTTTTATTTTTTAGGAATTGTCCGTACCCTTTTCACATCTTTACTTTTTTCCTGCGATCTTGCTAACATCATCAAAGCATTTTTCATTTCTTCTACGGATTGTACCTTTTCCTCTTTCGGGGCGGTTGAATCCCAATTTAAAATAAAATCTTCAAATTTTGTTAGTTCTGTACCTTTCTTACTATAAGCCTGAATAAACAAATTTGTTATTGTCCAAGCCAAATAAGAAATACGTTGATCCTCTCTCCATTTCCCTATTGGGTCTATTGCGTTGTAAGCCTCCCATTCCGCAAGTTGACGACTTGTTAATTGTCGTAAAAGAACGTCGGGATGAATTATTTTTAATTCTCGACAGAGTTGGAATTGGAACTGTCGGTCTGGTCGGCTTCTGAGTTTTTTAGGATTTCCTCTTTTTCCTGTTCGCTAATAGCGTTAAGTTTCTGTGCAGCCGTAACAATACGTTCCATATTGGTTGCACTCATCATCTTGTTAAGGACTTTTGCATCTTCAGGTTTAAAGAGCAAATTGCCTTCGGCATCACATACGGTAACAACAGCAAGTTTAGCACGAAAATCTTCAAGCGTAGTTTCATATTCTACACCTTTGTTTTTGTTACCTGAAGGTTTTTGTTTCAACATTGATTGTTCCCATACATCTTTTTCGTGTCCGGTCATTTCACGCACGAAAACGTACCCTTTTGAAAGTTCTACTTTTTCAACTTTCAAATCATCCTTCTGAAGAAGGGCTTCCCTTGTTAATAAAACCATTTCACTCATTTTGATTAATTTTTAAATATTAATGAATTTTTTAAAAACACTTGATTAGTGATATAAAGATTAAGTAGATGAACCGCTACCGGAATTAACTGTAACTTTACCGGAAACTTTAATTGTGACATTAGCAGTAATCTTGTCATCCGTAGGAATTTCCAACGGCAACTCAGTTACATAACCACAGAACTCAAACGATGTATTATCATCGTCAGGAAGAACAATTTCATAATAATGAGGCTCATCATCCTCAAAATCTGCAAATACAACACCATAAGTTGTACGTGTGAAATTCATAGTCAACGAAACGGTTCCACCATCTCGAAAACCCGTAATAAACTCACGGAATCCTCCCGTACTGTCAAGAGACGTTACATCAATAAAATCCCTTGTCATAGAAGGTCCGGAAATACTGTTTACTTCCGCAAGTTTGACCCAAGTAGAGCCATTCCAACGTTGAAAAACAGTTCCTACACCTGAAATAGCATTACTGCTACCTGCTACACAACCCATAATAATTTACCTCCTTAAAATTAAAATTAATAATCTTAAACATACACTTAATACCTACGTTGAATGTAGAAACTTACAGTAAAACGCACCCTTTGATTCTTGTCGTAATCCAAAAGAGAAGGACCACCCATACAACGAATCAAAGTATAGAAAGAATCATTCCACGATATTTGCCCTCTACCATGTAATAAATCCTTAATATTAGAAATTACCTCCCACCCTTCCAAATAGTTGTTGGCACGAACACGAATTTGAATAGTAGGATACTCATAGATTTCATCACGGTCAAACGTCATTTGTGGGGGGATTGACCCCGTTTCAAATATAGTAATTGTATTGAACGGCTCGGCTGGTTCTTTTCCAATATGTATTGGATA